GCCCAGCGAGGTCGTGGGCAGCGCCGCCGAAATCCTTGTCATGGATGCTGGGGCTGGCGAACGCCGCGCCGCCGCCGGTCCATTTGCCGTCCTGATCTCGGGCCTCGTCCGGGTCAAACTTGTGGATGGCAGCCGCAGCAGCCAAGGCTTGATCGAATGAAAGCGCGCCCACCGCTACCGTCTCCCCCATGCCAGACCGATTCCCAGTGGACGAGTTATCGCCCGAGGATCAGGCCTTCGTCCAGCTTATGGCTGGGGTGTATCGGATACTGACGACGATGCTGCTGGTTTTCCCGCCTGGACCTCGTCGGACTGCCCTTGAGGTTTTGCGGGAGAACCTGATAGCCACCGTCCGGTCAACGGTCGTGATGCCGGATCGCGCAAGTCATCCGGCTCGTCCGGGTGCCACTCCCAATGAACCCAGCCGATAGTGGCTGTTTTCTCGACATAGCCGCCGGTCATGACATGGACGCGGTCTCCAACCTGGGCCCAGCGGATGCGGCGCTCGACGAACGCCATCAGCACGACATGGTTGCCCTTCGCCACCGGCCAGATGATGTCACCGTCATAGCCGATGCTGGCCAGGAACCGGTCCATGGCCTCGTCCATACGGCGCTTGATGTCGGCGTATTTCACAACCCGCCGCCGACGCGCATTACAGGCTTTTTTGTCTTGCGGGCAACGGCCTCCTGGGCAGCGACACGCCTGCCGCGCTCGGTCAGGGTAATCGTGACCTGCACAAGACCACGCCCGGCCAGGGCGCGCAGGTTTACGTTGGGCGATATGTGCTCGATGGTCGCGGCATTGCCTCTGACAGTGACGTCGCCGATCTTGTGAATGGCCGCGCGCTGGGTCTGGTTGAGATACGGGTCGCCGCTGTTGCTCATGTGCCGACCCGCTCGTCTTTGGTATCGGCCCAGACGAACTCGCCATGTTCACCGACCGGGAAGTGCGCGCCGCAGCCGCAGCAGAACGTGCCGCCGTAATAGTCCGGGCATCTGGCATAAGTCTCAGCGATTGCCTGAGACATTTTCGTCAACTGGCCGCAGCCTTTACCTACGCGGTCGAGTTCTTCCTGGGTCCAAAACTTTCCGCAGATCGTCGAGGCATCAGGGTATTTTTCATATTGGACATAACCGAATGGAATGTACTGGGCATTTTCCTCCGGCGTCAGCACCCGCAACGGATATTGGGGCGCTGGCTTGCCGACGTGGATGTAGCTGCGACGGACGGGCCGAACGAAACCCTTGGCGCGCTCCTCGGCCGACAGCACGACGTAATCCTGCTGCTGGCCGTTTGGTTTGCGCTCTTTGTGCGCGGGGTCATTGGGATCGCCGCCGCCGATCAGTTCCTTGGCGTTGCGGTCGACCGGGATATTTTCATTCTGCTTCAACATCCATGCGTCGATGGCCTGCTGCGCTTTCCTGACGCGATCAACGGCAGAGTCGTAAAGACCTTTCGCAAGCGTCAACTGGCGCGAGGCGGCGGCGACATTTTCCTGCGCGTCAGACCATTCGGTGTGAAGGTCGGTTTCTTCTTGGCTGACAGGTCTAGACTGTTCCATGGGCTCTCCGCTGCTTTGCGCGCCTGACATGCCGGGCCCAGCCGCGCGATGGCCGTTGGTATGTTGCCATCAAAACCTCGTTGGCCGGAATATCAATTCCGATGACGATGCAGACGTGCGAGGCAGGTGCGTGTGTCGGCCAACCCCGGACATGAACGGTTTGACCGACTTTCGCGCCGCGCCAGATCGGGCACATGCGGCTGGTGCTGATAGGGTTGTCGGTTCTCACGCCTTGACCCTTTTCTTTTTCGTCCCGGCGCTGGCGGCCTTGGCCGTGATCTCGGTGATGTCGAGCGGACCTTTGCAGGTATGGCGAAATTCGCTCTTGCCGCAGGTCCGGCAGCGCGGCGCGGCGCACGCCTTGGTACGTTTCTCCTGGGGTTCTGGCTTGGCCATCAGGCCCTTCCCGCTTCCTGGGAGATATTGGCCGCCTTTTCCTCGGCCATTTCCTGCTCGTCATATGATGCTTTGGCGCGGGCCAAGATCGCCGGAAAGTCGCGCCGCAGGTCTGCGATAATGGTATCCAGCGCGTCGATTCTCCAGCCTTCCACTGTGGCCATCGTAGCGACAGCCGCCATCAGCAGCTTGTGAGCGACAACACGGCCGTCAGCCGGATTACCACCGGCCAACTCGACATTGAGCCTTATGCCCATCTGCATCGCGGCCGCGATTGCTTCGTGCTCGTCGTTTGACAGCGCGGGTAGAAACTTCTCGTGCGCGCCCATTAGGCTGTCGCCTTGGCTTCCAGTGGGTTCGCTGCCAGCGTGTCCAGCAGGTTCGCGAAGTCGGCAGTCTGGGCCTGGATCACTTCCTGGCCGACACGCTTCTCGAAAGCATAACCGGCGCGCTTGAGGCGCTGGATCACGAACGAGCCAAGGCTGGGCGCGACCAGCATTTCAGCCCAAATCGCGGGCGGCACATCGAGATAGGCATAGACGGCTTCTGGCGAGCCCTTGAACACGACGCGCAGTTCTTTGGGTTCGGCCTTGTAGACCGCGCTGGCGATCTGGCTGCTGACCTCCGCGCGCTTGGCAAAGGACGGCAGCGGAGTCTTGGTTTCCTGTGACATGGTAATCTCCTCGGGTGGATGGGTGATTTGCATATAGGACAAATTGGCCTATATGGCAATGCAGGCAGAGGAGGAAAACATGACAGACCTTGATCGCGTGCGAGACCGCCGGGCTGAGATTGATCGACAGGTCCAGGCCTTAAAAGCCGAGGATGCAGACCTCGCGACAGCCGAAACAGTGCTGGTCAGACTGCGGCCGACAGAAACGGCTAGGACGGTGCTGGCGGCCGTCAAGACCTGACGGAATCACTGTACGGTCTCGACGCACCCAGTCCCCTGGCTGGCGTGCATCTTCCCAACGAACTGGGCCCGGAGCGATCCGGGCCTTTTTTATGACAGGCGGCCGCTCAGTCGCACCATCAGAAAAACGAAAAAAGCGAACAGCGCAGTGCCAACGACAAAACCGATGATAGCGGCCGCGAGCAGGTCCATGCCGAGCCTACTCAAGGTGAAGGCAATCGCCATCACCACCGCAGCCCAAAGGACGATGAATAGCGCCTCGATCACTGCTTCTGTTCCGGTTCGGCGGCCGCGACATAGCCGGGCCGCAGATGCGGCGGCAGGGCGGCGGTCTCGTCGGCAAGAAGCTGCGCATTGGCGACCAGCTTTTCCTTGTGTGTCTCCTGCGCGGCATAGCGCTCGTCGCGCTGGCGCTCGCACCATTCGCCCAGGCACTCGAAGTCGCAAAAGTGGTGTTGCATGATGACGTCGTGCGCGTCGTGGCGCGTGACGTCGATCTTTCCCAGCGTCGGATGATCCGTGTGGTCGATCACCTCGGTGCCCGGCCGGATCGGCACCCGCGTGCCCTGCACCATCAGATGAAAGCCGCGCCCGTCGCCCTGGCTGATGTCCTTGCCGCAGTCCGGCGCGTCGCATGTGATGACCTGATTCCGTGCCATTGGCTTTCCCTCGATGATGGGTGGCGGCGCTGGTGAACTTCCACCCAGCCAGCGCCGCATCAGCCGGTTCTCAGCAAAGCCTCACGACCGCTCCCCAGTTTTACAGCGCTCAACCGTCCAAAGTCATGCGCCGCCGACGCGGGACAATCTGTCCTGATTTTGTTTCGGGAGCAAGTGGCGGCCGTGAGCCTACCGGCCATCATGTTCGTCAGCCAGCAGAGCCTTTGCGTAGGTCAGCGCTCCGCTTTCGCTTTCGATGACCCTCAGCACGCAACGCCTCCTGCTGCTCAGTCGCCTCTTGTCCTGATGGTCCAGCCAACGGCATGAAATTCAACGAGAGGCGCACTAAGTGCCTACAGCTACCGGTTCCTTCTCAGCCGGGTCTTTCGCTGTCCCTAAAAGGTGCTGGCTGCCTCGCGAGCCTATCCAGACCCCTCTCAAGTATTCTGCTCTTTTCGGACGTGGGTGCTCGACCATCTGCACCTCAACGGCTTGCGCCGCACCTGTTTCAGTTTCCTAGGGCCTGAGGTCTAAATCGGCGACACGTCAGAAAAAAACAGTGGCCGGTATTCTGTTGCCCGGAACCGGCCGAACCGCGCCTTCCGCATTAAGCGGCGAGGCGGACTTCTTCGTTGTCGTTGACCTTTACGGTCCTGCTCACCTTGGCTTGCGCCGTTTCGATCCGGTTCACGCCGTCGATCCTGTTTCGCCCCCAGCAACAGCACACCGACCAGACCTTCAACCGTTGCCGCCCGGTGCCGACCCGAACCGCTTGGGGAATCGAACCCCGCCCTTTGTCTGTGCCCGGCCAACCGTGCCCGGGGGTGTGCTGGTGGTGGAGGCGGCGGGCACCGCCCCCGCGTCCGGTCAAGTCGTAATCGAAAACATCAGCTTGCAGTGATGGAGAGATAGGACGGAATGGCCGAATCGTCAACTGGTGTTAATTTTCTCGCCCCTACTGGATGGTCGAAAATCCTATCATGTAACTTTTTTCGATCTCGTTCGTGGTGGATTGTCAAAGACTTGCGCAGACATGCACAAGTCGACATGCGAATTATGCCGGAACTTATGCGTCTATCCGAGCGCCACCGGGTTGTGCCTGTATCCCGCTGCTGCCCGCCGATCATCGCCCCCCAGCCCCGCATCGACGAGGGAAAGCCAGCAGCGGGAGGTCTCACACCACCAAAGAAAAAGGCCCCGCCGGTTTCCCAGCGGAGCCTTTCGCCTGCCCGGTGAACGGCGGAATTATACGACGGTGATCGTGCCCTGGGTATCCTCGGGATCGACGATCTCGCCCTCGAAATCGACGGTGACGACGTCGCCATCGGCATATGTGGTCACAGCGGTCAGGGTGAACAGGCCGTCGGTCGTGCCAGCCACAAAGGTGGCCGACAGGCCGTCAGCGGCGGGCGTCAGCGCCACAGCGCCAGCAGGCGTCACGCTCCAGGCAGGCACAATGCCAGCGGGCAGCGGGCGCGCGACGCCATTGGCATCGGTGAGGGCCAGGGTCGCCGTGTGGCTGGAGCCCTGGATAAAGTTCTGAGTCATGGCGATCTTTCCTTGCCCGTCGAAAATGAAAATGAACCCGATGCGGCGCGGGGGCGAACACCGACACAGGTATCTGAGGATTTTGCAGATGGACAACATGGCCGGTTGTTTTACGCCGATCTCGAAAAGCCGCAAGCCCTCATTCGCCGCTTTCGTTGCCATAATCTTTGCAGCACGGGCCCAGCCAGACACCGCCATGGATGCGACGCCAACCTTCCGCTGCCGCCAGCCTGCGCATGATGATGTAATCCTCGCCAACGGTGTGAAACCCGCCAGGGAACAGCGCACCGGATTTGGCGCAGCCGTCGCAGTCCAGCGTCATCGACAGCAGCATCAGCGGGCCGTCAGGATTCGGGATGCTGGTGAGGCGCTGGACCATCAATAGTCGATCACGGGCTGGCGGTGCGCTTTGCCATACTGCTGGTCGAGGCGCAGTGCTGCGGCGCGGTGCTGCTCGCGCCCCCATTGATGCGCCATCCAGCGGCCGAACTTCTGGACATAGGCGAAATACCGATAGGCGTTCATCGCCCCTCTGCCCTGGTTGCATAGATGACAGGCGATAATCTGGTTAGACCAGAAACAGCGGCCGCCAGCAGCGCGCGGCACCACCTCGTCTATGGTCGCCCGATTGTGCGCCCCATCTTTGATGTGATCGAACACACGCTGGCCGCAATAACCGCATCGGTGGTTCTGGGCCTCCAGCAGCGCCGAACGCTTGTCATAGTCGCGCGCCTCGGTGGATTTCAGCGGGAAATCATCCTGGCCGTGATGCCGAAACGCTTTTCGGCGCGGCTGCTGGTAAAGCCAGTCGGCCTCGTCGAACTTGCTGACGAACTGCTGGTGGATCGGGACGCGGGGACGCGGATCGACACCAAATTCAGCCGACAGCTTTGCCGCCGCCTCGTCTGACAACAGCTTTGCATATCGCACGCCCATCAGCACCGCCCGCGATAGATCGGGCCATGGTGCTCGCGCGCCAGCTTTTGGGAATGGGCGCGCATCGCCTGGGCGTCGGCGATCATCTGCTGCTGCGCAGCTTGGTTGCCGCCATGGCGCGCGCCGCGCATCAGGTCGTGGGCTTGGTCGAGAAGCTGGAGCGCGAAGGCCAGTTTCGGTGGATGCTGCATCACATTTCCCCCAAATCGCGCCGCTCGGTATGAACTTGGCCGATGATGATAAAATGCTGCATGATGTCGTCGGAAGCCGTTGTCGCATTGGCTTGCGTGAGGGTGGCTTCCCAAAGCTGCGGTTCATGGATGTGCGGCAGCAACAGTGCCGGAGCCGCACTCGCCATCAAATCCCGCTTCGACATGCACCGGCCTATCCGTCCGCGTCCCCAGTGTCGATATAGGTGATGCAACGGCACAGCGGATGCAAGGGGCCATACATGGCTGGGCCGTATGGGGTGTCGAAATATCCGTCCAGCGGCACGCCGTCCTCGTTCATGTCGGGGACTTGTTCACAGTATTCGCACAGCCGGTCATTCGGCGTCACCAGCCAGAACCGGCGCAGCGCGGTGCGGTTGAGCAAGCCCTGGTCGGCCGCCTGACCCCAGGCCATGTTCTGGGCGGCGTTGGAGGCGCGCATGGTCTCGGTGCGCGCGATCATCTGGGCCCGGTTGAGAATCGCCCGGTTGCGATACCGGTTGACCATCGTGGCGATCTGCTCGTCAGACAGCGTCCGGTCAGCGCCAGCGCCCAGCGCGCGCTCCAGCGTCGGATCGTGGCGGCGGTCCCGCATCGCCCTGGTCAGCGCTGCCCGGTCCTTGGTGCGCAGCAGGTTCTCGAAATTGGTCACGGCCTGGGCTTGGTCGTCGGTCAGACCGATGCTTTCGCGAATCTGCCGGGCCTGCTCATAGGGATGGCCGCCCATGGCAAAGGCGTTCTGGATGACCGTGCGGATGCCGTCGCGTGTTTGCTGGCTGATGTCGCGGATCAAGCCGAAATCGTAATTCCGCAGGAACGTCGCGGTGTTGGGGTTGGTCAGGTTAAACGACATGCCGACATGCACGCCCATCGTCTTGGCTGGGGTCGCCCGGCCCGCCGCGATGAAGGCATCCTCCAGCGGCTTGGTCAGGCCCGGCTTGAGGCTTTCGGACAATCCCTCCTCAACGCCGAGCGCCCGCATGGCGGCGTTGACGTCGCCCCGGGCGATGGCGTCCCGCAGTTCGGCCTCTTTGGCGGCATTGCGCACCCGGCGCAGCGCTTCAAGGAACGCGGCCTTGGTCGCTGGAGCGGCATTGTCGGCGATCTCCAGCAGCCATTCGTGGTCTGGGGTGTCAGGGCTGTCCGCCTTGGCCAGCCCGCCGCGTGCCCATGTCTGGCGGCGTGGACGGCTTCCCAGCGTCCTGGCGTGCTTCCGGCAGGCGTGGGGCAGGATCACAGGCCCTTGCGCCTCCGCTTGCCCAACGTGCCGCCAGCGGGCTGGCCTGCGGCTCCAGCCGCAGGTTTGGCACCGGGCGTCTTGCCGGGTGGCGGCTGGGTCTTGGCCTTAATCTGATCTTCCGCGTTTTGCTGCTCCAGTTCGGCCGCGTCGCTGACAGCCGTTGGATTGTCGGCGGTGGGCAGACCAGCCTCCTCGCGCAGATGGGCCTCCAGGGTGTCGTCGGGCACCAGCGCGCCAGCGGCCGCAATGTCCTGAATGTACTGGCCGAGTTGCAGCAGGTCGGACTTGGCGATGTCGCCGTGGGTGACGTTGACGTTGCCCTTCATGCTGTTGAGCAGCAACAGGTCGTTGGCAGCTTTCTGGACCTCGGACGCGATGATGTCGAGGAAGTCGATCACCGCGTTGTTGAAGTTCTCGGATTTGCTCTGCGACTGGGTGCCGTGGCCGCCCATCCCGCCCTTGCTGGACTGCTGGCCCAGGGTGATGAAATCCGCCAGCATCGAGGCCGCCATGCCGTGGTCATAGCGGTTGATGATCTCGGTGGTGTGGAACTGGCGCGAGCCGCCGGTCGACAGAAGGTCGACGCTGAAGATCAGGTTCTTGTTGGCGTCATAGATCGCAGGGATGACGAGACCGGCCTGCTCGTTCTGGTTGATGAGGTTGACCATGTCCTTGGCCGCCTGGAGCGCGGTTTTGTCGTCGTCGCTGGCGTCCGACTTGAACCACGCTGGCGGGCACGAAACCACAGGCAGGCCAGCCAGATCGCGCGACACGCCGATGGCCTCGATCTGCTGCACCCGCTTCTTGAGGAAATAATAATTATACATCGACCGCATGATGCTGCGGCCTTCCGGGTTTTGCTTGTAGGGCGTGGTGCGGAAATGCAGGCACTTGGACAGCGGCACGTTGAGCAGGGGGCCGCCGGTCGGCAATAGCTGCACCATCGACAGCGCGTTGCCCTGCGGATCGAAAACCCAGTGCAGCAGCGTTTCCTGGGCACGCCCGGCGAACTTGCGCCAGCCGATCAGGCCATCGGTGTACTGGCTGCGCTGCGACGGGTCAGGATTGGTCGGACCGCGCCGGTATTTGTAGACCTTCTCGTAAACACCAAAGCCGTATTGCAGGAACGACAGCGCGTCGGCCATGAAGTCCGCCCAACTGTGATCCATGTCGGAAAAGCATGACTGGACAAAATCGGCTGCGTTGGCGTCGTCGGTGTTCTTTTCGTCCTGGGGCTCGACGCGAAACGGCACCGGGCGCAGCAGCATTTCGGTATTGGTGAAGATGGCGGCGATGATGGGGTCGTTGTCGCGCATTTCGCGCAACGTCAGCATGCCACGGCGGCCTATCAGGTCGCGCAGCCACTCCTCGCGCACATAGCCCGAGAACTGGCGCAAGCCAGACGCGCCAGATTCCTGCGTAATCAGATAGCCGCCCTCTGTTTTCGTCCGCGCCATCAGAACCCCCGATTCCCTATGACCTGCACCCTACCGTCAGCGGGCCGTGACGACAAACGGGTTCTCCTGCTGAAATTCCTTGTTGATGCCCAGGTTGAGCCCGGTGCCAGGATCGACCTGGGGCTCCAGATGGGACAGCACATAGCCGTCGGCGTCGTCCGGGCTGGGCACGCGGCGCGCAGCAAGCTGCTGCTTGGTCTCGATCACGATCTTGCCGGTGTTGTTGCGGAACCACTTTGGCGTCGAAAGCTGCATCATCAGCGTGCCGTCGTCCGGCAGCAGCGCGCACTCCTCCAGCTTTTGCTCGATCCCGCCTTCCTGCTTGGTCAGCCACAGGTAATGCAGATGGCTGCGCTGGATCGCGGCGCGCGCCAGCCACCAGATTTCCGCCTTGAGATTGCCGAACTTCTCGACGCTGGTGGTCCCGTCGGGCCATACGCGGTTGCTGGGCGGCACGCCAGTGTTGATCGGATAGACGGCCTTGATCTTGGGATACTGGGTGCGGTCGACCTTGGTGAGGGTGGACAGCACGCCAGCGCCGACGCCGGGCACGTCGAAATTGAGGAATTGCGTCCCCGCTTCCTTCATGCAGTCCAGCATCCAATAGGCCGTGTCGGTGGTGTCGGCTTCCTGGCGGCGCTGGATCGGCAAACAGATCGGGCCGAACCGGTGGACGCAGACCGATTTCGCCTTGCCCGCGCCCACGTCGCCCCCGGTTATGCCGACCTTGCTGGGTGTGAACATGACGCCGAACTGCTTCATCAGGTCGACAGCGGACTGCACCCATTTGCCTGGGATCGCCATGCCCTCGGTCGCGGCGGTGTAGCTGATCTCGTATTCCGCGTCCCAGGTGGACGGGTCCGACATGCTGGCTTTTTTCTTGGCCGCCCATTCCGGTGTCTTGCGCGGATCGGCCGAGTAATGCAGCCGGAAGATCGAGCCGATGATATTGGCCAGCGCAGCGCGCTTGCGAGCAAAGAAATTTGCCAGCCCGCCGCTCTCCGGATTGGGCGTCGAGACCCAGCCGATGCAATCGGTATTGCCGCTGATCGCCGCCTCGACCTTCTGGGGATGCGCCAGGAACGCGGCCTCGTCGACCACATACATGGTCGAGCGGCCACCGCGCCCAGGGTTTTCGCCGGTCTCGCCCGTCACCACCGCGCCAGTGACCGGGTTGGTAAACTGCATGATGTTGTCGTGTTTTCGCTCGTTGAAGCCGTCCGGCAGCATCCACGGCGGCAGGCGGCGATAGATCACCCGCAGTTTCTCGAAAATGCTGTCCGGATTGCCCTTGCTGTCGACGTTCAATTCGTCGCGCGAGCAGAATGTGGCCTTGAATCCCGGGGTGAACAGCCAGCGCCACGTCACATAGGCGCAGATCAGGTACGTCGCGCCCTGGTCGCGGGACTTCTCCAGCAGCCACGGCTCGCCCTTGCTGACCTTGTCGTGCAACCAAAGAATGAATTTGCGCTGTTCCGGCCACAGCTTGAACCGGATGTATGGCGTCTTGTTTTCGGCGATCAGGCGCGGGTCGAATGTCCAGGCCCAGTTATCAAACCAATATAGGACGTCCTTGGCGCACTTGGCCTTTTCCTCGGCATAGGACTTAGCGCGGTTTCCGACCCTGGCCTTAAACTCGCGCTCTGTGACCTTGCGCTGCGCTTCGGCTTCGATCCGGTCGATATGAGTTTGCAGCAGGCGGTCGAGATAGTCGGCAGCCTTACGAGAATTGACCACTCGCGATAGCAGCTTTGGCAAGTCGGAGGGCATCGACACCGCCCTTGGCAAGGGCCTCGGCGAGGCCTTCGAGCGCCGCCGTGTCGAGGCCGATTTCAACACGAGGCCCATAGCCTTCATCCCTCATTTTTCTGTCGGCATACCAGCGCACGGTCGCCATGTCTTTCGCCGCGAGGGCATCTGCGATGGCGCTCCGAGCGTTCGCCTTCATGTCCTCACCGATGCTGACCAGCACGGCCTGGAGTTCCGGGCTGCGGTCGACTCGCTGCTGGACCGCCTGCCGGGACGTCTTGAGTTCATCGGCCGCGCGCGGGATCAGGCCGTGATGCTTGCGCAGCGCGGCCTCAATCATCGCGTTCGTGAACCGAGTGCCCCCCTTGGCCATGACAATATCCAGCAATAAGACAGGGTTGAACCTATGGCGGGACGATATGTCCGCGCAATGGTGCCATTACGTCCTATCTCTGTATGAGGCGCACCAGCTTACCGCGCTTCAAGGCGGCGACAGAGACGGCGTTGCCGATCTGCTTCTCGGTCATGCGGCATTTACATTTTGGTTCACCATCCCTTGGGCCAAGGCAGGCACACGGCCCCCATGCCCAGGCCGCCAGCAGTTCTGCGGGATCGCCGCGCTCGATCATGGCCGCGACGCGCTCTTGCCGGGTCATCTATTTTGGCTGCCAGAAATGAACACGGCGGGCATGGAGAACTGGGCATACAGATTTGCCATGTTGTCGAGACATTCTGTGTGCAGGTGGTCTATGTGCCGGAGACTTTCCGGTGACGCACCGTCGCTGGCAGCGGTCTGGCGCATTTCCCATAAATGGCTAGCGGTGATCTCGTAATTGGCAAAGAGCCGGGCTGCGGTGTCGTTTGTCCAGTGTCCGACGATGATCGGGTTTACTTGGTCAGCCATCGCTCTCCTCCTCGTCGTCGATCTTGCCGCGCTCGGCCGGGCGGACGGAATAGTGGGTGCGGCCGACGTTGTGGATGATGCGGTCGATCTCGCCGGTAAAACTGGCACCGGGCCCGATTGAAAGCGGAAGCATTTCGCCCACCAGAAAGACCTCCAGGCGGTCGCGGCCGAAATTGGTGACGATGTGCTTCATGGGCCCCCGCTCCAGCGATAGCCGCAGGTCATGCATTTCGACCCACGATAGGCGTATTGGTCACGGCCGTGCATGTCCTTGCCAACATAGGCCGTCACGATCTCAAGACGTGCGACGTCACGCTCGCCGCAGGACGGGCATCCACAACCCTCCGGGCACAGCATCACAGTGGCTTTCTCCAGCGTCATAGCGGTGCCTGCTGGGCACGACGGCGATCACGCGCGGCGGCGCGCTGGGCCTTGCGGTCGCTGTCGATCTTGGCGGATGCGCACGGCAGGCACCGCTTGCCCTTGGTGATCTGGGCCGGGCAGTCCTGGCAGGCGTAATAGATTCGCTTGTGAGCGGTCATCAGCCTTTGCGTCCTTTGCTGCGGTTCTCGATGTGCGCCCCCCGGCAAGGCTGGCAGCGATCACCGCGCCCGCGCGGCTTGAACTGGGCGGGGCAATCGACGCACTGCCGCAGGTTCGTTGGCTTCGGTTTGTCGCCCCAGATCACAGCGGCGCGCGCCTCTTGCTCCGGCGTCGGTTTGCCCATGGTGTGACGCGGCATCAGGTGATCTCCGCGCGCATTTTCCATCCGATCCATGCAGATCGCGTTGATTTGTAATGATAATTTCCGTTTTCGTCACGCTTGAGAGCATCGGACAGCGCCGGATCATCAGCGCATTCTTTCGCGACGGCGATCTCGAAGATGCGGCGCTCGACATCCTCGTCGATTGCCCGCGATGCAGCCCCAGAAAAACCGGGACCACCCAGGTCCGCAGCCATATGCTCGGCGCGCTTTTCAGACAGTTCGGCTGGCGGCTCAACCTCGACGATCTCGATGGTGTGGCGGCCGGGCATCGCGCCGATGCCGCAAACACCAGACATCCGCAAGATCAGAGCGCGCTCCGCGCTTTCGACGGCAAATTCACGGTTCGACATCCATTCCCACAAAAACGACGAGCCCTCGTGCGGAACGCTACCGCCGAGATAAACCCTGGTCCCAGCAGGCAGCTTCCGGCGTTCATCAAACTGAGCAATGGTGCCTTGCGCTATGTACTTGGTTTCACTCATGTCGTTTCCTTTTTCGGTGATGTTTCGTCGATTTCTGGGGCCAGCCGATCCTTGGCGTCCTTGTGCCACTTCCGGATCGTCGAATAGTCGCCAGCCTCGGTCAGGATCGTCCAGGCCTGCCGACATTGCTCCAGCGAACATTCCCCGCTGTGAAACTGGCTCAAGCCCATCTTGTGAGCGAGGTAGGCATAGACGCGACGTCGCGCGACCTGCTGGATGGCCTTGCGGGCGGCATCGTCGAGCGGCCGGTCCTTGTAGGCCTCCAGGCGGTCGGCGGTCTGCCAGAGAGGGTCCAGGCGCTTGTGGTGCAAATCCATGCGGGCGGCTCGCAGCGCCTTACCGGCGGGCGTGCCAAGCGGCTTGGTGCCACCCGGGTGGCAGCCAACATAGGCCCCGCAAGGGTCGCAAACCCAGATCGGCTTGTCGTGCAGGTCTTGCCGGTGGGAATAGACCTCCCTGCCGTCGGTCAGGCGCGCGGCGTTGTGGCACTGCGGGCATACCGGCGCGTCCGGGTTGACGTCCTGGGGACGGCGGCAATCGTCGCGATGGCCGAACCACCAGCTTTTGACGAATGGGCTGTCGAAATAAGATGCCGGGCCGACGAAATTGACAACCGCCCAGCGCTTGAAGATCAGCGAACCGTTGCTGTGCTCATACCAATAGCCGGATTCGTGCGGATAAGCGGTCATGGAACTTTTTGTTTCACAGCGAAAAATCTGCGCCAACCATTTGGCCGCGCTTTGTTTTCTGCTGCATGGAATTTCTGCGTCGCCATCGCCAGGATGGTGCGGTGCTGATCTTCGGAGAGAGCCATCGCGGTCTCAAGAACGCTGGCCAGCTTCTCGATGGTAGCGGCATTGTTGCGAAGCTGGTTAGCGATGTCCCAGACTTCGGTTGTGGTGAAAGAGATCGTCGCCCTGGACTTGAGCGCATCGTGCAGTGCGACGCGCGACCCAAGGATTGAAGCAGCCACGCGCAGGCTTCTGGCGACCTTGGCTGCGTCCCTGGCGGTGTCCCTGGTCATGCCTGCCGGGCCTTTCGGTTCGCCTTCTGGCCGTTGAGATAGTCCGGCTCGGTGTGCGAGACGCGGCCGATCACGGCCTTGGCGAAATTCGGGATCGAGCCCCGCTGCCGGAATATGGCGGCGAACTGCTCGCGCACCGGGGCGTTGCCTTCGCCTTCCAGAAACTCTGCTGCTTTGAGCAGAAAAAAGTGCCTGTCGCAGAACGTCACCGTCATCAGAGACGAGACATCGTCGATCTGCTCGATGGCCAGCTTTGAACACGGGACATAGACGCGCGGCATGCACGTCGCGGGCTGGCCACAACGGGTGCAGAAAGCGGGCTCCGGCTTCTCAGGCGGTGGCGCGCGGTCGCGGACATAGTGGATTCCGGCGGCATCTTCCCAGGCGCGATCAACCATCAGGGTTTTCTTTCTGCCGTCACAGGTGATTCTGGAACAGTGATGGATGGCCGCAATTTTAGGCCGCAATCACCGGTATCTTGAAGCTCGCTATCCCAGTTCCACATGGCGCAGCCTGGGCCCAGACAGGCGCACTCTGCCGGAACGATAAGCGGGCTCGCAGGCTTTGCCAGCCGATTGTATGTCGCAGTCCCCGGCATCAGTTCGCCGAGTTTGTTCAATTGTATGGCGCGCGATTGCGGACACCACGTCAGCATCGCCTGCTCAATTGTTTTTCCCATAGAAAATCCCTCCTATTTTGTAGGTCTTATTGCTTCGTTTGCGATAGTGCGAAGGTACGCTGGAACCGAGTGGTCGCTTCCAATCGCCATCAGGGCGTCGTATTGCCGGTCAAGCGTGTCCATGACTTCCCCAAAAGTGAGATGGCCCCACAGTTTGCCACGGCGCAGTTCTCTCTCAAGGAGGGCTTGCTGGTCCTTAGTCATGCTCGGCTCCTCGTTTATAGGTTGTTGGTGCTAGAACATTAATCAGTTGGCAGGTGACGGGCACGCCAAAACGAAGCGATACCGGCATCGGTTATGTCGGGCCACTTAGCGCGCAACTCAGCGGCATATTCTACCGGGATAGCATCCGCCTTTAAGGGGCAGCGCTCCGGTTCATCGTGCGCCTCGGCGTAGCACAGGCTGGCCTCGGCGCATCCGACCCCCATACTGCATAGTCTCATATCAATCATGGATTTTGGCTCCCTCTTTCAATGTTCAGCGGCTAGATGGTTTAGCGCGTAGGTCAGCAACGCGCGCAACGCCATCTCGTTGTCCACGACAACCTTAGCCAAGTCGTGATCGCTATGGCCTTG